ATGGCAAGCGGATACACCGCGAATTACGGGCTGTGCCAGTGGCAGCCAGAGGACAAGTTTTTACGGGAGGAATTCAATCAGGACAATGAGAAGCTCGATGCCGCCGTCGCCGCGGCGTCGTCGCAGGCAAGCAAGGCGCTCAGCGGTCTGGAGGACCAGAGCTACAATATCTACAACCTGATCCTGCAAAACGACTATGCGGGCAAGTATACCGGCTGGAAAAAGGCGTTGTTGTTTGATGGGTTCATCGACAAAGGTGGAACCTCGTCCATGAGTCAAACGCTCCTGCTTTCAGATGGCGCAGTGGCTCTAAGCAAAACCGGACAGTCGGACCTCTCCCTGGGTTATGGCGAACAGAGCAGCAGTGGAGGTGCTGCGGAGACCAGGTCGGTTATCACATCCGGAAACGGTCGATTGACCGGGATCGGCTTGGAACTTTACAATGGCCTAAGCTGGGAGACGTCGGTGGAGGTCAAATATGAGGTTCGAGTCAATGGGAAGACCCGTTTGACCGGTACCGCAGATACCCCCGTCATTGCCTCTTACAACACCGGCAGGGGCGATCTCAAGTTTCAGCAGAGCGTGGACGTAAAGGCGGGAGATTCGGTCACCGTCTGGCTGGACCTGCACACGGCGTGGCGGTACGCGAAGGACAGCACGGGCTCCAACCTGGGTGGTATTCTGCGCTTTACGCCCGTCAGCGGCACATCCGGAGAACTGGTCACCCGATCCAATACAATACCCGCTGGAGCATCGTTCCGCCTATGGGTCCGACATAAAAACGGTACGGTGACCGCTGCGCTGGTGGCCGGAGGCCAGGAACATTCTTTTGTTCAGGGGGAAGACAGAAGCACCACAGAGCCGCTGAATGGCGTTTCCTGTACGGAGACTGAGTTTTCCTTTGACAGGGAGACAGAGTCCGGAGGTGTCAAGCTCAAGTTCACTCTAGATCTGAGCGGCGGCAGTACCATGACACTGTTTGACTACGGATTGGCAGTAATCTAAGTATAGGATAAAAGCACCCCCGGACCAAATTTGGTCCGGGGGTGCTTGTTTAAGCTAGACTATTAACCGCTTAATTAGGTGTGATCAGCCAGAGTCACTTCGATAGCAGTCACATCTTCGCCAGGCATCTTGAAGGAAATGGTATAGGTCTCCTCGGCCTGAACGTTGCTGCTCTCGCCAGTCTTGGTGGTAGCACCAGTCACGTCCACGTTAGGAGTAACAGTGGCGCTAATGTCGCAGCTCTTGGAATCATCGATTTTACCCTTATCGGTAGTAACCGTAATGGTGACAACCTGATCCTTCTTGGCATACTCCACATCCGCCTTGGCAGCGATCAGCTTAACGCCGTTCACACCAGTGGAAGAAGCATCAGAAGCAACAGTAGGAGCCTTGACCTCATAATAGCCGCCCTCGTACTTGTAACCATCAACGATAGCGGTATTGTTGTCAATCTTCTTGTAGCTGTCGCCACTATCCGTATCGGTCACCTTAGCATAAGTACCGTCCAGACCCAGAGCATCGAGCTTGGTATCCTTGGTAACGTACTTGTTGGTGCCGTTCACGGTGATGTTGACCACCTTGTTCAGCTCCACCTTCAGGGTGCTGCCGTCATAGGCGCCGCCCACGAAGGTAGCAGTCTTGTCGCTAGCGTTGTACTTCACGCTGTCGGCCTTGGCCCAGGTCTTCAGAACGGTCTGGATCTCGGCGGTAGACAGGGAGCTCTGATAGTGGTCGATGGTCAGGGTGCCGGCGTTGTCAGTGACGTTGGTGTAGTCCTTCACGACCACATCCTCGTCGTCCTTCTTCTCGGTGTTCTTGACCACGATGAGCAGAGCCTCGTCGTCGTTGTTGTAGATGACGGCGGCGATCTTATCGCCCACGTCGGGGCCAGCGCCCAGCTCGGCCACGGGATCGCTCAGGTAGTCGCTGTCGTTGACCAGCAGGGTCTTGGAGGTGATCTTCAGCTCAGTCTTGGTGTCGGCCTTGTCAAAGACCACGGTATTGCTGTTGGCCAGGTAAACGGTGGCGTCGGCAATGGAGTTGCCGGCAGGCACGCTCTTGAGCTCATAGTAACCATCGGAGTTGATGGTGTAGGTGTACACAACACCGCTCTTCACGCTGCCGGAAACCTTAATGCTGGTAGCCTCAGTGCTGCCGGCGATAAAGGCAGTGGCGTTGGTGTAGTCGCTGGTGCTGGTGCCCACGCTGGAGATGTAGAGGTTGTCGTCCACATTGGCGGTGGTCAGATTCTCACCGGTAAAGACAACGGCCATGACGCGGTCGTTCTTCAGGTACACGGTGGCAGCAGCCTTGTTGGCATCCAGGGTGGGAGCCTTGGCGTAGCCGCTGTAGACGTCCACATCGCTAATGGAGACGCCCTTCACACTGGCGGTGTAGAAGAAGACGGTGTTGCCGTTGGCATAGTAGGTCTTGTCAGAAGTGCCCACCTTGCCGATGCTGGTCTTGCCCTTGGTGAAGGTGACGTCCTTGGCGCTGTCACCGTCAGTGGTGGTGTCGTTGGTCAGCTTGATCTTCTTGTCGGAGTTGATGGTGTAGGCGTAGACCTTGCCCACCTCAATCTGGCTCAGCTTCAGACCGCTGGTGTTCAGATCGTAGGTGCCGGTGGTGCCGTCAGCCAGAGCCACCTTCACGCGCTCGTCAACAGAGGTACCCTCGGCCATAACCAGAGCGTAGTTGTAAGCGTTCTCGGACACGTTGCCCACGGCCACGATGTAGCCGTTCTTATCCAGGTAGAAGGTGGCTTCGGTGTCCAGGTTGTTGGCGCCATAGGTGTTGGCAGCAGTGATGTCGTCGTCGCCGCCGGTGTAGATGTTCTTGATGTTGGAGACGTTGTAGTCAGTGCCGTCCACGGTCAGCTTGGTAGCAGGATCGGAACCCTTGTAGGCCTTGAGCACGCCCACAACAGTCTCGGCCTTGGCCACGTGCAGGTCGCCGCCGATGTAAGCAGCCAGGACATAGTCGTTCTTGGCCACATCGTCGAAGCCCACCACGTCGTCCTTGTCGTCAGCGGACAGAGCGGAGGTCTTGCCGTCCTTGTCCTTGGTGCTGATGGTGATGTTGCCGTCGCCGGAGGTGGTGTAGGTGGTCACCTTGCCGAAGGAGTAGGTGTTCACCAGGACGTAGTCCACATCACCGTCGGAGTCGGTATCGACCAGAATCTTCTCAACACCGGCAGTCTTGGGATCCAGAGCCTTGTTGTAGGAAACCATGTTGCCGTAGTTGAAGGCCATCTTGGCGTTGGCAGCGATGGTCAGATCGTTGTCATCAGCCACATCAGCGATGGCGTCCTTGGAGTTGTCCACGACCACCTTGTTGTCGGAAGAGGTGATGGCGGAGCCCAGGACCTCGGCCTTGGTGGAGTTGGAGTCCTTCTTGACGTAGATGACCACGGCGCGGCCCAGATCGTTGATGTCGGTGGAGACAGCAAAGGTCTTGGTGCCGGCGTAAGCGCTCTGATCGTCGTCGTTGGTGATGGCGATGGAGGTCTTGCCGTCCTCCAGAGCGGAGCCCTTCTCAGAGGTGGAGCTCAGGTTGGCCACCTCGTTGGCGACCACAACACCCTCGACCTTCACAGCGTTGAACTTGTCCTCGAGGAGGGTCTTGTTGTTGTTGTCGATGAGGGTGGGGCTGGAGCTGATGGAAGAACCATCGGTGACCAGGGTGTAGTCATAGCTGACCACGCCGGCATCCAGAGCGTTGTAGACCATCTGAGCGGCGGAGTCACGGGTCAGGCCCTCGTCCACGGAGATGCTCAGGTCGGAGTACAGACCCTTCTGGTTGGCGCGCACATTGACAGCAATGGCCCAGTTGGAGCCGGTGAAGCCCTCGACCTCGGACTTGTAGCCCATGGCGACGAGCAGCATCTTGGCGGCCTCAGAGCCGGTCACGGTGGCGTTGGGGTTGAACTTGCCAGCGCCGTCGCCAGCCACGATGCCAAGCTGGGTGCAGTACTCAATGTAACCGGAAGCCCAGTGACCCACGGTATCGGTGTAGCTGTTGGTGACGGTGGTGCCCAGGCTGGGATCCTTGCCGCCGTTCAGGACGACGCAGATCATCTTGGCCATCTCGGCACGGGTGACAATACCGGTGGGATCGAAGTCGCCGGTATCCTTGCCGTTGATGACGCCCAGCTCGACGAGCATCTGAACGGCCTCTTTGTTGACGATCTTATCCTTGTCGGAGAAGTCGTCATAGCTCGCGGCGCCAGCGCCGACAACCATCATGGAGACGACCATGACAGAAGCCAGAGCCAGGCTGAGAGCCCGCTTGAGGTTTCTCATTTAGAATTCCTCCTTCTAAAATTTGGGGTTTTAGGGGACAACCACCCGAAAATACGAACTTTTTCTCGTGCTACGGGCGTATAACGCCCCTTGCATCGCAAAAAACGGGCAGTCTTTTCCACATTTTGTGGAAAAGACTGCCCGTTTTAATGAGAAAAGTTCCCTTGGTAGCATCTTGGTAGCATTTTATTTCGACTGTTTCCTGAACCCATTGCGCCCCAATGGTTTGAGCCATATTTTTGGTAGCATTTTGGTAGCATCGCAAAAATTTTTCCCCCATTGGTGTACGCAAACGTGCAACATTTGGGGGTGTTTTCAGGTAGGTTGAGAGGAGGGTGCCGGTGAAAAACGAAAGGCAGTGGAGAGACGATGTGCTCCGACGGCTGGAACGGCTGGCCGACCAAAAGGCCAACGACGCCGTCAAGTTGGCGTTCCTCACCGAGGAGCGGATGGAGGAGATCGACCGGATGGACCTGCGGGCCCTGACCGAACTCAAACGCCACGGCAATGGTGCCGTGGAGATCAAGCTTATCGACAAGGTCCTGGCCCTGGAAAAGCTCTGCGAGATCGCCCACAAGGGCGGCGACGGCGCTGAACACTTCCTCCGCGCCCTGGAGAGCTCTGCCAGGGACAGCGGTCAGGACGGGGAACAGGAGGAGGTCAAGTGATCCGGGGATTCTCCCCAAAACAAAAGCAGGTCCTCACCTGGTGGTGCGACCCAAGGACCCGGGACCGGGAGGCCGTCATCTGTGACGGCGCCGTCCGCAGCGGCAAGACCCTGTGCATGGGCCTGAGCTTCTTCTGCTGGGCCATGGCCTCCTTCCAGAAGCAGCAGTTCGCCCTGTGCGGGCGCTCCATGGGCAGCGTGCGCCGGAACCTCCTGGCCCCCGTCCGGCCCCTGCTGGAGGAGCTGGGCTTCGAGCTGGAGGAGCGGCTCTCCCGCAATCTGCTCACCGTCCGCTTCGCCGGACGGGAAAACACTTTCTACCTCTTCGGCGGAAAGGACGAGGCAAGCGCCGCCGCCATCCAGGGCGTTACCCTGGCCGGCGTCCTCCTGGACGAGGTGGCCCTCATGCCCCGATCCTTCGTGGAGCAGGCTGTGGCACGGTGCTCCGTGGAGAGAAGTAAGGTGTGGTTTTCCTGCAACCCGGAAGGACCCGGTCACTGGTTCTTCCGAGAGTGGATCGTCCGTAAGGAGGAGAAGAGAGCCCTCTACCTCCACTTCACCATGTGGGACAACCCCTCCCTCTCCAGGGAGACCATTCTGCGCTACCAGCGGCAGTTCCGGGGCAGCTTTTACCGCCGCTTCGTCCTGGGCGAGTGGACCACACCCGAGGGCCTGGTCTACGACTTCTTCGGCCCCGACTACATCCAAAAGGCCCCGGAGGAGCCCATGGAGGCCTGGCGGATCTCCTGCGACTACGGCACCGTCAATCCCGCCTCCTTCGGTCTGTGGGGGAAACAAAACGGAGTCTGGTACCGGGTGCGGGAGTTCTACTTCGACTCCAAAAAGGAGGGCTGCCAGCGCACTGACGGTGAGTACGTCCGGGATCTCCGACAGCTGGCCGGAGGACGGAAGCTCCAGCGGGTCATCGTGGACCCCGCTGCCGCCAGTTTCCTGGAGGCCCTCCGCCGGGAGGGCTTCCCCGTGGTCAAGGCCAAAAACGACGTCCTCTCCGGCATCCGCACCACCGCCGAGCTCCTGCGCCAGAGACGCATCGTCATCTGTGAGGACTGCCCTGACATCCTGCGGGAGTTCGGGCTCTACCGCTGGGACCAGAAGGCCGGCGGCGACCGGGTGCGGAAGGAGTTTGACCACGCCATGGACGACATGCGCTACTTCGCCGCCGACCTGGCCGCCGAGACCGGCAGCGCCGCCGCCGTGGGCTTCGTGGAGCGGGGGCGCTTTTGAGAACGACTGACAAAGGAGGGTTTGCCATTGCGCTTTGAAAAGAAACCGCCCGCCATCGCCACCGTTGCCGCCCAGCTCCGGGACAGCGGGCGACACCCCTTCGGGGTGCTGGACCGGTACGTTCCCCTGGACACCGCACAGATCCCCCTCTACCGGGCCGTGCGGGAGGCCGTTCCCATCGTGGACGCAGCCCTCTCCAAGCTCATCCGGCTGGTGGGCGGGCTGACAGTGGTCTGCGACCACACCGCCGCCCAGGCGGGTTTGGAACGGTTCCTCACGGAGGTGGACACCGGCAGGGGACAGCGGGGCTTGCAGTCCTTCCTGGACTGCTACCTAGACACCATGCTCACCTGCGGACGGGCTGTGGGAGAGCTGGTGCTGGACCGGGAGGGGCGGGAGATCATCGCCCTCCTGTGCGGTGACCCCGCCTTCCTGGAGATCCGGGAGGGGGATTCCCCCTTGGACTTCCAACTGTGTGCCAGGGATGAGAGCGGGCAGATCAAACCCCTGCCCTACCCGGAACTGCTCCTCTTTACCCCCTTCCAGCCCCAGGCCGACTGCCCCTACGGCGTGTCCCTCCTGCGGTCCATGCCCTTCCTCACCGAGATCCTCCTAAAGATCTATCAGGCGGTGGGCATGAACTGGGAGCGGGTGGGGAATCTGCGCTTCGCCGTCATCAACCGGCCCGAACAGGGCCTGGACGGCGCCAGCGCCCAGGAGCGGTGCTCCGCCCTGGCACGGGAGTGGTCCGCCGCCATGCAGGCCGGTCGGGACGGCAGCGTCCGGGACTTCGTGGCCGTGGGCGACGTGGACATTAAGGTCATCGGCGCCGACAACCAGATCCTGGACAGCCAGGTGCCTGTACGGCAGATTCTGGAGCAGCTGGTGGCCAGGACCGGCATCCCGCCCTTCCTGCTGGGCCTGTCCTGGTCCTCCACCGAGCGGATGAGCACACAGCAGGCCGACATGATGACCAGCGAGATCACCGCCATCCGCCGCTCCCTGGAGCCGGTGGTCCGGCGAATCTGCCGGCTGTGGCTGGCCGTCCACGGCTTCGGCACCGATATCCGCATCGAGTGGGCGGACATTAACTTGCAGGATGAGGTGGAGGAGGGCAAGGCCGCCCTCTACCGGGAGCAGGCCAGGGCCCTGGCCATGCAGAACGACGGAGAGAAGTGATTGGAGGGGTGGATTTGGAGGTAAAAAAAGCTGCTGGTGTGGACGCCGGCCAGGCTGCCGATGAGGCCGAGCTGGCCCTCATCAACCGGTTCAGCCGGAAACAGCTCACCGCTGACGAGGTGTACCTCTTTACGGTGCGGCTGTGCGACAACGAGGTGGACCGGGACGGGGAGCGGTTCGCCCCCGAGACCCTGGAGGCCCTGGCACAGGCCTTTGTGGGCAAAAGCGGGATCTTCGACCACCAGTGGAGCGCCCGGGGGCAGACCGCCCGCATCTATCGGGCGGAGGTGGTGGACGAGCCCGCACGGCTCACCAGAGCGGGAGATCCCTACCGCTACCTCAAGGGCTGGGCCTACATGCTCCGGACCCAGGCCAACGCCGACCTCATCGCCGAGATCGAGGGCGGCATCAAAAAGGAGGTCTCCGTGGGCTGCGCCGTGGAGCGGACCGTCTGCTCCATCTGCGGCGGCAACATGGCCGCCGGGGACTGCGGCCACATCAAGGGACACGAGTACGACGGAAAGCTGTGCTGGGGAGAGCTCACCGGGCTCACCGACGTCTACGAGTGGTCCTTCGTGGCCGTCCCGGCCCAGCCCGAGGCCGGTGTGCTCCAGAAGTCCAAGGCGGCCGGTGTGCTGCGGAAGGCACTGGCGGGACAGGAACGGCCCATGGAGGCCCTGGAGCAGCTGGAGCGGGAGGCCGGACTGGGCCGGCGCTACCTGGAGGGGCTCCGGAAGGAGGTGGCCAGGCTGGGCGGCCTGGCCGGCACCGGCCTGGACGCCGCCGCCCTCCGGCCCATGGTGGACAAGCTGGAGGAGCCCGAGCTCCTGGAGCTGAAGAAGGCTTATCAGGCCAGGGTGGCCCAGCGTTTCCCCGTGGAGGTGCAGCTCACCTACCGGGGGGAGCACCGAAACGACGAGAGGCAGGACGGCGCCTTTTTGATCTGAGTTCCCACACATTTTATATATGGAGGTCGAGAGAATGAAGAAGGTTTCGTTTGAGGAGATCGGCGCGGTGGTGGCCACCTTCCTGGCCGGCGAAAACGCCAAAAAGGGTCAGATGGTCAACCTCTCCGCCGCCGACACCGTGGATGGCTGCACCGCCGACGGCAAGTTCTGCGGCCTGGCTTTGGACGTCACCGGAGACCGCGTGGCCAGTGTCCAAGTGTCCGGCTTCGCCCAGGTGCCCTGCAGCGATTCCGGCGTCACCCCCGGCTGGGTGGCCCTGGCCGCCGACGGCACCGGCGGCGTGAAGAAAGCGGCCAGCGGCGGCAGGGAGTATCTGGTGGTCAGCGCCGACGCCGACGCCCAGACCGCTGTGGTGCTGCTCTAAGAAGAAAGGGAGGATGCTGAATATGGCTTACACTTATGACGCCCTGAAGCTGGAAAAGGGGATGTACCACGAGGCGGGGAAGAGCTTTACCCAGGTGCTGGAGAGCTGCGACCCCAGCGAGGCCTACCGGGGCACCGCCCTGGAGGGCCTGGACGCCTACCAGCGGCAGCTCAAGCGCTTTGACATCAAGGTGAAGGGCACCGGCTCCGACGTGGTGGAGAAGTTCTTCCGCACCTCGGACTCCGCCGTCCTCTTCCCCGAGTACATCGCCCGCTCCGTCCGGCAGGGCATGGAGGAGTCCAACCTCCTCCCCGAGATCACCGCCGCCGTCACCCGCTTCGACGGCCTGGACTACCGCTCCATCACCTCCGCCCCCGGTGAGGAGAAGGAGCTGCGCCGGGTGGAGGAGGGCGCCGCCATCCCCGCCACCACCGTCAAGACCCAGGAGAACCTGGTCAAGCTCCACAAGCGGGGTCGGATGCTGGTGGCTTCCTACGAGGCCATCCGCTACCAGAAGCTGGACCTCTTCTCCGTCACCCTGCGGCAGATCGGCGCCCACATCAACCGCATGCTCCTGGAGGACGCCATCGATGTGCTGGTGAACGGCGACGGCAACGGCAACCCCGCAGAGGTCTTCTCCGTGGGCTCCGGCGATATCGGCGGTTCCTCCGGCACCTTGGACTACGACGCTCTGGTGGACTTCTGGGCCCAGTTCGAGCCCTACGAGATGAACACCCTGCTGGTGCCCACCGACGTCATGGTGAGCATGCTCAAGCTGCCTGAGTTCCAGAACCCCCTCACCGGTCTCAACTTCCAGGGCACCGGCAAGCTCGCCACCCCTATGGGCGCCAAGCTCCTGCGGACCTCCGCCATGGAGTCCGGCAAGCTCATCGGCCTGGACAGCCGCTTCGCCCTGGAGATGGTGCAGGGCTCCGACGTCACTGTGGAGTACGACAAGCTCATCGACCGGCAGATGGAGCGGGCCGCCATCACCGCCATCGCCGGCTTCGCCAAGCTCTTCCAGGACGCAGCCAAGGTGCTGAAAGTCTGAGCACGGCGGTGAGAGAAAGGAAGGTGAGCCGGTGGACCAGGAGATCCTTGCCCTGGCCATGGTGCTGGGAAATGTGAGCGAGAGCGACCGGCAGCGGCTGGAGGTGCTGTGCCAGAACGCCCGGCGGGAGCTGGAGGGACAGCTCCGGGGCGACGTCACCGCCCAGGACTGCGGCGACACCCTAATCCTGGCCGCCGCCTGGCTGGCCCTGGCCGACCTGCGGACCGGTGACGCCGCCAGCGGAGTCACCGCCTTCTCGGCGGGCAATCTCTCCATCCAGACCGGAGAGGGAGCCTCCGGCGACGTGCTTCGGGGCCGGGCCCGCCGGCTGATGGCTCCCTATCTGCTGGATGGTGGCTTCTGCTTTCGGGGGGTGAGGGGCTGATGATGACAGGCGTCCTTCAGGGCCTGCTGGACCGGTACGGCCAGGCCGTTACCGTCCGGAGCGGAACCACCCAGGAGACGGCTGCCGGCCGGGCCTTCATCCAGCCCATTCTGGACCGCCGGGAGGACTGGAAGCAGCGGCGGCCCAGCCCCCTGGGCCTGGCCAGAAAAGACCGGTTTCTCTACCTGGGGGAGCCGGGTCTCCCCCTGAGCATGGGGGACAAGGTGACCTGCCTGGGCGTGGACTACGAGGTCCAGGCGGCACAGCCCATCCGGGTGGGCGAGGTGCTCAGCCACTGGTGGGCCGTGCTCAAAGTGCGGGACAGGGAGGTGGCACAGGATGGGCAGTGAGCGGACCGAGCTGGATGCCCTGCGGACTTATATGACTACCCTCCTGCGGGAGCAGGGGGTGGAGGCCATGGAGGCCTGGCCCCGGGAGGAGCGGCCCCGGCTCACTGGCGTGGTGGCGGCCGTCTCCATCCGCTCCTGCAAGGCCGAGCCCGGCGCCTTCTGGGAGTATCTGGGGGAGGAGCTGGATCCCGAAACCAGGACCTGGCGGGAGCGCTACGGCCGGCGGCTGGAGGTGGTCTTCGGCCTGGACCTCTACGCCCCCGGTGAAGGGGGCGGCGGGGCGTGCCAGAAGGGCTTTGACGCCCTGGCCGGAGCCCTGAATACCGGCGGCTCCGGTGGGCTGCGGGTACGGACCCTCGCCCGGGGTGAGGTGGGCTACGACCAGGATCTGGACGTGCTTAAGTGTCCCGTGGAGGCCGGCTGCCAGGCCTACCTCTATGCTTCCGCCCAGGAGAGCGGCAGCTTTACAGACTTTGTGGTGAAGGGAGAGATCGTATGAATATGACGGACCATGAGCGGCCGGGAGTATATTCCTCCTATGACGCCTCTGCCATCGTCAGCGGCAGCGGCGCTGGCAAGACCGTGGGCCTTGTGGCCGTGGGCACCTGCGAGGAGATGGGGACGGTGATCCCCATCAGCCGGCAGGAGGAGGCGGTGGCCGCCTTCGGCGCCGGCACCGCCCTCACGGAGCTGGTGCGGCTCCTTCTCCTCAACGGCGCCGCCGCCGTCCGGGTCGTGGCGGTGACGGGCACGGATGACTACGCCGACGCCTTCTCCGCCCTGGAGGCGGAGGAGGACGTGGGCATCGTGGTGTGCGACAGCGGGGAGCTCACCGTGCAGCAGGCCTTGCGGGACAGCGTGGCGGCGGCTTCCCAGGCCCGGAAGGAGCGCATCTGTGTGGTCCCCGGCGGTCAGGGTGAGGACGTGAGCGCCCTGGTGACCCGGGCCCAGGCCATCAACAGCGAGCGGGTGGTGGTGACTGCCCCCAGCCCCCAGGCCGGAGACGGACCACGGGTGGCCGCCGCCGTGGCCGGCGCCATCGCCGGAGAGAGCGACCCCGCCATCCCCATGGGCGGCGCCGCCCTCAAGGGAGTGGAAGACATTGCCGCACGGTACACCGACAACGAGATCGACCTGCTGGTCCGGGGTGGCGTCACCGCTGTGGAGAATGTGGGGGGCGTGGTCTCCATCGTCCGGGCGGTCACCTCCCGGACCAAGACCGGCGAGGCCAGCGACACCACCTGGCGGGAGCTCACCACCATCCGCATCGTGGACGACGTGATCCCCACCGTGCGCAACAGCCTGCGCAGCCGCTTCAACCGGGCCAAGAACACCGAGCAGAGCCGGAACGCCATCCGGGATCAGGTGGTGGTGGAGCTGGAGAACAAGCTCAGCCGGGAGATCATCACCGGCTACGACGCCGTCTCCGTCTCCGCCCTGGCCGACGACCCCACCGTCTGCCTGGTGGAGTTCTCCTTCACCGTGGCCCACGGCCTCAACCAGATCTGGCTGAGCGCCCACATCACGGTCTGACCGGCCCATGAGAGAGGAGGAAGCACATGAATACGACTGGTTTTCCCACCAGCAGTGACATCTACCTGGAGGCCGACGGCAAAAAGATCGCCGTGGTCCAGAGCTACACCGCCAAGACCACCAAGACCAGCCGGACGGTGGAGGCCTTCGGCGAGGATCAGCCCGTGGCCACCATCCCCGGCCAGCAAAACCACGTGGTGGAGCTCACCCGGCTCTACGCCACCGACGAGGCCATCCGGGACGGCATCGACTTCCACACCCTGGAGGACTTCTCCCTGGTGATTTGCAAGCCCGACCGGCGGGTCATCTACTCAGGCTGTCAGTGGAGTTCCATCGGCGAGACCGGCACCCTGGGCGACATGGTGGTGGAAAAGGTGACCATCGTGGCCGCCAAGCGGCTGGAGACCACCGCTTGAGCCGGAGAGAGATGAGCCCCTTTCCGCCCTGCGGCACCCGGCGGAGGGCAGTGGAGGGCCGCCCCGGCCTCACCCTGCGGGTCCTCTCCGCCTGGGAGGTGCTGGAGGCCCGGCGGGAGGGCAGGGTCATGGAGGAAACAGGCCGAGAGGCCGCCCTGTGCGCCAACGCCTGTCTGCTCTCCAGAGCCCTGGAACGAAAGGGCGAACCTGTCTTTCCCGACGGGGAGGCCGTCCTCCGGGTGCTCACCGTGGCGGAGATCGCCCAACTGGCCCGGCAGTGGGCGGTATTCTCCAGGGAGGCCGATCCCTCCCCACGAGACCCGGAGGCGGTAGACAGCCTAAAAAAAGCCTGGAGCACACGCCTGATGCGCGCCTTCAGTGGCGTGTGCTCCGGGCTTTTGGGGCATTGCCCACCGAGGCGCGGGCCAGAGCCATGACCGACGGCGACTACCTCTGGTGCGCCGTCAANGGGCACAGCTGGACGACGAGGAGACCCTCGCCCAGCTGTGCCCCGCCTGCCGGGAGCGGGCGCTGGAGGCGCGCTGTCCCGTGTGCGGCGCGCCCACCGGCGGGGACCAGGTGGGGGAGAACCCCGCCTTTGACCAGGAACGCTTTGAACAGCTGAGGCGGGGGGTGATCACATGA